AAGGGGGCACTAAACTCATACGCAAGGGGATGGGTGGGGGCATTAAGGAATCTATTAGTTTTTTAACCCCCCCCACGGGGTAATTAGAACCAGCCCCCGCAAAAAAACTATTAAGTATTTCTTAAAGTCACGTCTAAACCGTTGATTGTGTGTACTTTGTGAATAAAGTGTTGCATAAGTGGGTTTTTACAACTTATTTACATGAAATTTACACGTCAATGACTGATAAACGAATGGATGGCGGACAGAACTCGCAAGAGAACCAAATTGCGAGGAAGGCGTATCGTGAGTATTACGATAAGCAGAGTGCTGAAGTTAAAGCAAAGTTACCTGCACCCGAGAGTGGGGATGATGTTACGGGTATGGATGGTCAATGGGTTTTTAGTGTTGACGAAGAGAGAATGGGAAATGATTTTGCGTACAGTGAAAGGATGGATGTAGAAAAAGATAGTGAGCCAGTGGGACGACTTTATACGGAGGATGAGGTACAAGAGGTTATACGGAGGGTTATAATGGCTATGCAGATGAGTGAGCATCCCGATGTATTGTTTCAAGCGAGGTGTATTTTGATTGCGCTTGGAATTGGGGAGCCGCCGAAGGAGAGTGAGTTGGCGCGAATTAAGGGTTGTTCTAGACAATTTGTTTCAAAGAAGGTTAAGCGTATACAAGCATTATTTAATTTGACACCTTCTCAATTTATGCGTTCTAATGAGGCTTGCAAGGCATACTCAAAGGCGTACTGGGAAAAGCGCCAGCGCAGTGCGCGGCGCAAAAATAACTTTAATATGAAAAAGGATAACAACAATGAGTGATGGCGAAAACCAAGGTCCGAAGTTGGCAGACATTGCTGATGCACTTGGCGTGTCTAGACCTCGTGTGACTCAACTTGTGGCAGAGGGGATGCCGACTGATTCCATTGAAGCAGCGAAGGCATGGCGTGCTTCTCGCAAGAGGGCTAACGAACGAGCAGGTCACATTGCTGTTCCGATTAAGCCAATTGACGTTGCTGGTTTAGATAATATTTTAAACTCTCTCCACGGGGAGGGTACTGCTCAGACGCAAGACACGGAGATGGACAATCGGATTGCGCAGCAGATTGAATTGTGCAGACTTACCAGAGAGTCATTCATGGGGTCTGTTCAATCTGGAGACCCAAGTCAGACAAAGTTGTATGGCAACTTTGACAGGGCTATTGCAACATTGATGCGTATGGAAAAAGAAAGAGCAATTAGATTACAGGAGATGGGAAGATTGGTTGATGCGGATGAAGCGGCTTCACGGTACGGAAAGATTCTTGGTCAGATACGCACGCTCCTTGAGCGCGCTGAACTTACAGTTGCTCCATCTGCTAACCCAGACAATCCAGCCAGAGCGTTGATTGCGTTTAGAGAATTTAGAGATGACTTGTTTAGAAAGATTTCTGAGTATGCGCCACAGGTAGTTTCTCAAGCAGTTAAAACAGAATTGTCGGCTGAAGTTAAACCAATGGATGAAGATGATGCGCCAGCGAGCGACGACGATGAAGATGGTCCAAAGGAGATGGGGGACTGGGAGTCACCACCAGAGGATGAATCTAAATGAGTTCTGAACTATCTCCCATAGATAGATTTGAAAAGAAACTGAGAGGGGTCTTTCAGCCAGATGACGGTGGAGATATTGTTACATGGTTGCGCGATAATATTAAACAGATTCCGTTCTCTCCAATGCCAGCAGGGTTTAACCCAGAGGAAACTCCGTGGCTCAAAGAGCCACTGCGTGCCATTGCTAATGATGAATTTAGATTGGTTCAAATCATTGCACCAATTCAGTCTGGTAAGTCTTTGATGGCTGAGTTGTTGTCGTGCTACATTCTTTCACGGGTTCCTGCTCCGACTTTATATTTACACGACACGGATGATAACGCTATCAACTGGGTTCAGACACGACTCAAGGTTCTTTGGGAAAATTGTCCGCCAGTGCGTGAGAAGATTGGCGAGGCTGTTTTAAAAGGTAAGGTTCAGTCATTCCAAACAAACGGTATTTCGTTCTGGTGTCTTGGTGCTTTCAATCCAAAGAATCTACAAGGTCGTTCGATTAGATGGTTGGTGGGTGACGAGACTTGGCTTTGGAAGAAGGGTCACATTGCCGAAGCACTTGCTCGTGTGACTTCATTCGGCTGGCTCGGCAAGGCGGTGTTTATGTCACAGGGTTCTTTCCAAGGTGACGAGACTCATGAACTCTGGGAGACTACAACGAAGAGTGAGTGGTGGTTCTCTTGTCCGCATTGTGCGCACAAGCAGCCTTGGTCTTGGAGTCAGATTAAATTCCCTCAAGATTGCAAACTCCCAGATGGTGATTGGGATTACGTTAAGATTAGAAACGGTGTTGTCTTTGAGTGCGAAGGTTGCCGATATCACTTTAAGGATTCCCGTGCGTCCAGAATGGAAATGAACGCAAAAGGATTTTACCACAGAAGAAACCAAAACTGCTCTGATGAGAATCAAGGGTATCAATGGAACGCGCTGTGCGCTAGAAACTGGGGTAAGATTATTGAAGGTCGCCTCCGTGCAGAAGTAATCAAAGAGGTTACTGGAGATACTAAGCCGATGTCACAGTGGGTTATGAAGCAGATGGGTGATTTCTGGGCAGATGTACCAGACGAATACGATATTAACCAAGTGATTGGGGATTACAGGATGAACGATGAGTGGGAGGATGAGTACCTCATCGACCCCAATACCAAGCGGTTGCATAATGACCCATCCATTGTTGGGAGCATCAAGGCAAGGTTCATGACCGTTGATGTTCAAAGAAACGGGTTTTACTGCTTAGTTCGTATGTGGGGTCCAGAATTCCAATCTAGATTGTACAAGTGGCGTTTTATTGAGGGTGAACTGAACTGGCATGATATCAAGTCCTTCCAGACGGCTTGTGGCGTACAAGACTCCCTTGTCTTCCTTGACTGCGGTGACAGATACGAAGATGTCATTAGACAGTGCGGTCTTAACGGCTGGACGGCTTTAAAGGGCGACCAGAGGGTCGACTTCATCTGGAGGGTCCAAACGGCACAGGGAGTCCGCAGCATAGCAAAGACATACGCTCCAGCAAAGATGGTTAACGTCGGCTCTGGCGTAGTCAGAGTCCATCACTTCTCAAATTTAGGTTTAAAAGACCAACTCTTCCGCTTGCGTAAGATTAGAAAGCATACCATTCCAAACGACGTTGGTCGTGACTATCTGGAACAAATGGAGTCGGAAGTCCGTGTTCTTGGCAATAGTGGCAAGCCAGAGTGGAGAAAGGTCGGTAAGCGAGCCAATCACTTATGGGACTGCGAAGTTATGCAGTTAGTACCAGCAATGGCATTTGGGCTATTTACGTCTACTGGACAAGAACTCAACACTGCTCCGTCGGTTGAAAGCGAAGGTACAGATAAAACAAATATATTTGATTGATTGTGTACAGATGATTCTTGACTAATATCGTTGTTCTAACAACAGTTTACTTTGAGATTGGATGGGTGGGCATGTCGAGTAATCGCTGCCACGGGAGTGGTCCCATCATAGCGCCCGTCCAGTCTCTCCTTTCCGTTGACATAGAACCAATCACATGGCAACTGGAATATTTGTCGGTATAGATAAAAACACTATTCTAAGAATACAGGCTCGGGCTATTGAGTTTTTTTTAGAGGGCAAGACGACTATGTCGTACGCAGATGCTGGCACTTCTGTAAGTAAACAATTCAGTATGCCACCAGACCAAGTGCTTGACGAATGCAACTACGCATTAAGAAGGATTGACGGGCGCGTGAGAGGTCTTTACACAAACTACAACCGAATCGTTGACCGCTGATGCAACCAAGCAAACTTAGTTTATTTGACAAGGCTAGAATGGCCCTGTCAAACCTCCTTAAGCCCAAGGCTTACAACGGTGCGTTTGAATCCGCAAAGTATTCTATTGCAAGAACAAGAGTAGACTCTCCACCTCCGCAAGACTTTAAGAAAGAACTTAACGAGAGTACCAGAATTGAATTGGTTCGTTTATCAAGATGGCTTGAAAAGAATAATGGTTTTTATAAACAAATTATTAAGGACACAGCAATCTATACCGTCGGAGACGGTATGTACCTTCAGTGCCTTGGTGGTGACGGTGAGTGGCAATCCTTAATTGAAACTGAATGGGAACAAGAGTGTGATTCACCAGAAGTTACTGGCAGGTTCTCAATGGTTGAATCTTTATTTGTTATCAGTGAGTCAATTGATAGAGATGGTGAGATATTCATTATCAAAACAAAAAGCAAGGGCAGCCCAAAATTCCAGTTAATCGAAACGCATAGAGTTGCTACGCCTCCAAAGTTTGAAGGTCAACAATCCGTACTAGACGGAATTGAGTATGATAAGTTTGGTAAGCCAAGAGCATACTACGTTGAACAAAGCGATGGTAGTTATTCAAGAATTCCAGCATCATCAATGATGCACGTGTTTGACCCATCACACGCATCTGGCGGACGTTCATATCCACCACAGCAGCACGCCATCAATAATTTAAGAGACGAGATGGACCTGCTTAGTTTTGAGAAACTAGCAGCGAAAGACAATAGCCGCGTAAGCCGCATTCTAACTACTGGAGACCCCACTCCAGATAATGGTGACGTTGGATTTGGTATTCCAACAAATGCTTCTACGACTGCAACAGACCCCAATTTCATATCGAGACAACTCGGTGGTGTCACTGCGGTACTCGGTCCAAATGAAAGATTAGCAGAACATACTCCAGCAAGACCAACTGCTGCGTTCAATGGATTCATTGAGCACTTACGCAGAGACTCAATCATGGGCGGTCTTCCTTACGAATTCGTTGCTGACCCAAATATGTTAAGCGGCGCGGCATCGCGCCTTGTTGTTGCAAAGGCAGCAAGATACGTTGGTAAGAGACAACTAATTTTAATTAAAAGATTCCTCACTCCTTATTTCATCTTCTGGCTTGGAACTAAGATTAACCAAAAGGAAGTTCCAGTTGCAAAGAACTGGTGGAGAATTGACTGGCAAGTAACAAAGCCAGTTACTGTTGATGCTGGTCGTGACGCAGCAAATGCGCGAGCAGACCTTCAGATGGGTATTCGTACGCCACAGGATGTGTTCCAAGAAAACGGAACAAACTTCGAAAGGTCTTTAATTCAGAAAGCACAAGCACTCGCATTCAGAGAGCGTGTTGCTAAGAAGTTCAACATTGACCCAGAAGCACTATTGTCACTCAAGACTGTTGCGGAAATTCAAACTGACGGTCAGAACAAGATGCAAATGGCTCAGATGAAGGTTGCGCTTGGAGAAGACCCCAATGCGGTTATGGCTCCAGAAGAAATCAATCAATCTGCGACGAATGATATCCTTCCAGCAATAAGCAGACCAGAACTTCCCAAGGGTTCTCCAAGCGTTCAAGAAGACCCATTCTCCGTTGACAACATACCAGAACAGAATCAAGGTCTTGACAGAGACCCCGACCAACCCACCATTCGCTAATGCTAAACAGCAAACTCGCAATTCAACTTCAGTCCAAAAGGCCATTGGCTATTTTGCAGTATGCGAAAGACAAATTCCTTCTCAATTTGCAAGCGATTGCGTCTGATGAGCAGTTCTCAAGAAAGATGCAGAAGTTTGCGTATAAAAAGAATTTAAACGAAGTAGCCTTTAAGAAGAGAGCAGATGGCGACGAAGCCGACGAGGGTGATATAGCGGACATGCTAGAGCAAATCATGTCGAGCATGGCTGTTCCTTACGTCACGCCAAACGGCACAGCAGTATTTCAAATTGAGGGTGTAATCGGGAAGAACCTTTCAGTCATGGAGCGAGCAATCGGTTGCTGCGACATCAACGACCTCCAAGCGAAACTTAAGGAATGGGCGGCTGACTCAGCGGTAAAAAGAGTTGTTTTAAAGATTAACTCGGGTGGGGGTACGACGACTGGTCTTGAGGAAACAGCAAAGATGATTTTTAATTACAAGAAGCCAACGGCTTCTTTCACTGATGAAGACATGGGTTCTGCGGCTTACTGGCTTGGTTCCCAGTGTGACAGGGTTGTCGTAACTCCTTCATCTACAATCGGTTCTGTCGGAATCTATGTGTCGTTTGTTGATGAATCAAAGAAGTTCAAAGAAGACGGCAGAAACGTTGTAGTCATAAAAAGCGGAGATTTCAAGGGGGCTGGAATCGAAGGAGTACCCCTTACACAGTTACAGGGTGATTGGATTCAAGATGAAGTCTTAGACCTGCACGCCATCTTTAAGAACACAATAAAGCGCTCACGCTCACTTGTTAAGGAAGAAGATATGCAGGGTCAAACATTCACTGGTCTAAAATCGGCAGAACGCAACTTGGTCACAGGACTGGCGGACTGCTGGGACGACTTTATTAAACAGTTTGACGATACTGGAGAAGACATTATTCCCAACATCATCAACAGGGGTAACGCTAACGCTACCCAGCCAACAATCGTAAGACAATCTCCAACGAGAAAAGTGCGATAAGTTGACATTCCGAAACTTTAAATCGTCTAACCCAATGTCGAAAGAAACGCCCGAGAACCAACTCCAGTCGGCTATTGCCGCACTAAATGAATTCAAAGCACTTGCTGAAAGCCTTACGGCTAAGGCTGGCGCAACGCCATCTCAGCCATCGGCTGAAGATAAGATTGAGTCCGCTCTCGCATCTATTGCAGAGCGCATGGCTGCTTTCGAACAAAAGATTGAGGCACTCGCTGCCAAGAAGAAAAAGGAAGACGTTGCTGACGAAGAAGTTATTGCTACGGACGAAGAAGAACTCGACGAAGAAGCAAACGAAATTGGCGGAATCAACAAGACAGTGATTCAGAAAAAGAAACTTAAAAAGAAAAAGGAATTGATGGCGGCTGAAGAAACCGAAGAAGAAATTGAAGACGAAGACATGGAAGATGAAGAAGTAGCAAAATCAAAGTCCTCTAAGAAGAAGGCTGCTGAACCTGTTGATGAAGAAGAAACAGACGAAGAAAGTGCTGCTCCACAAAAAGGTAAGATTCCTCCCCAGTTCCTTAAGAACATTAAAAAGAAGAAGGCTGCTGACGAAGAAGGCGAAGACGAAACTGAAATGGAAGACGATGCTGCCGAAGATGATACTTATGCAGCCAAGAAGTCCGTGAAGAAGAAAGCCAAGAAAGCATCTGAAGCAGAAGACGGCGAAGCCGCTGACAAAGAAGAGCAAGACATGGAAGAAGAAGAAATGGCAAAAGGTAAGTCTTCCAAGAAGAAGGCTGCTGAACCCATTGACGAAGAAGTCGAAGACGAAGAAGTCGTAGAAGACGAAGCAAAAGTTAAGTCTTCCAAAAAGAAGGCTGCTGAAACCGTCGAAGACGAAGAAGAAATCGTTGACGAAGAAGTCATCGAAGACGAAGAAGCAAAGGTCAAAACCTCAAAGAAGGTTGCCGCTGAACCAGTCGACGAAGAACTCGAAGACGAAGACATGGAAGACGAAGAAGAAGTAGCAAAAACTTCTAAGAAGAAAAAAGTCGCCAAAGAACAACTTGTAGATGAAGAACTCAAAAAGAAAACAAAGAGCAAAAAGAACTCCGCTGAAGAAGTCGCGGCAGCCCCTGTTGCTGAAACAGTTGAATCAAATCTTGCTGCAACTCTGGAACAAGCAATTGTTACCAAGGCTCAAGAAACTGCTTCCGTTCTGACGGAAGTTGATGCACTCAAGTCTAAGTTCGCAGACGAAGTAAAGGCTCGCGAAGAAGCACTTGCTCAAGTCGGAAGAATTAAAGCAGAGTTCGATTCCTTGATGGACAGAATCACAAGAGTCGAGTTAGAGAGCAAAGCATCAGATGCCAAGGTTGCGCGCACCGTCGCTCAACTTGGAGTTGAACCAGTCGCATCTTCTGCCGCAGTTTCTGACGACAGACCCAAGTCCGCAGAAGATATCATGTCTGAGTACATGTCCATCTCCGATGCCCGCGAACAACGCGAGTTCTACCTCAAGCATTCGGCTACAATCCGTAACCACACTTGGGGAACAAAGAAGGCTTGACACCCATTCGGGTGTCCCTTCTGATTAGCCCATGTTAAAGCCAAGGGCGGATTCGGTTGTTAGAACAGGATTGTCTGGCGTACAGGCAAGGACCAACGTCGTTAAAAATAAGTTTGGCGACAAGAAGCGTGTAAGAAGAAGCGCAGACTACGCACCAGAGAATCGTGGTGCTGAAGACCGCTTAGATACAAGAGAAGGGCCAAGAGAAGGCGGAAGAACTGGTGGCAACAAGCAGTACATCAAAGGTGGCGGTTCCCAGTCTGGTAAGGGCGGCGGAAGCGGAAGACTGTACCAATACCGTGAACGTGGCAAGGGTGGTCGTAGCACGAGAGATAAGGACCAAGGCGGTCCAAAGAGATGATATCTATTGGGTACTCAATCTCTGTAAAAATTACAGTAGGTGTTGACAATCGTTAACGATTAACTAGTTTTTAATAAACCAATTATATATCATGTTTAAATCACGCGCAGACGAATCACCCAAAGCAGGAACCGTTTCGAAAGAATCGAAAAAGTCATCCAACAATCTTGATAGAGCCATTGCAAAGGCTGCAAAGGCTGGAAAGAAACTTACTGACTCCGCAATCATTAGAATTGGCTTTAAGGGTGCAAAACAAATCACTAGCCTCTTTTCACCCAGAGGCTCAAAGGGAAAAGTCACAGCAAGAGGAATTAGTGGTAAGGTTGGTAGCAAAGCCGACACAAATCTATCGTTGCAGAAGATTCAAAAATGGACTCCAGCAGCCGCTGGCGCAGCCCTTGCACGCTTTGAAAGCAAGAGTGGGAAACAGTTGCTTAAGTCTGTTGGAAACAGGACTGGTGCGAACGGAAAGAAGTTTGTCAGCGCAGTTATGGCTGGTCTGCGGAAACGTGCGGCTGGTAAGAACGTTGCAAAACTCCCCAAGTCAACTCGTCCGACTAAGAAGAAATAATCTTAATAAGATTGTTAAAATTGAGGCTCCAAAGGGAGCCTCTTTTTATGCTTGGTTGACAAACTGGCATTGTCGTAACCCATATTTAAATGTCTAACACAATTGGAGGTATTAACCTCACAGTCATTGCACAGGATGGTCTCACGACCCTTTTGTCCGAATTCCCTTTAATCAATACCTTTACCACAAACTTTGGTGGAGATATTGCTCAAAAAGGTGAAGCCGTCACCACTCGTATTGCATCATCCGTTTCTGCCACCGACATCGGCGCTAACGGTTATGCAGCATCTAACGTAACCTCGACTGCTAAAACAGTCACTCTTAACCAACACAAAGGCTTTGTGATGGGCTTTGACGACGGTGAAGTCGCCAAGGGCGGTTACGACATGCTCAAGAGAACGTTCCTCGCTCCTGCTGCTCACGCTACCGTGAAAGCAATTATGGACGATGTGTTCGCTCTCGTCACTGCTGGTAACTTCGCCAGCGTTGGCTACAACAGCACTGTTGCCGCCTTCGATGCTGACTCAGTTGCTTCGCTCTCGCAGGTTCTGACTGACGCAAACAACCCACAGGCTGGTCGCACGCTCCTCGTGAAACCATCCCTCTACACTTCACTCGCTAAGGACAACGCTATCCAAGCCCAATACGCTTCGGGTACCAACGCTCCAGTTACTGAGAACTTGCTGCCACGTATTCACGGCTTCACAGTTCGCCAGTACAGCGACCTCCCTGCAACTGTTGCCAATCAGAAGGGCATTGCCTGTACACCAGAAGCGATTCTAATCGCAACTCGTCTACCTGCTACCCCTTCGAACTGGTACGGTAACGTTGCTACCGCAACTGACAAACTGTCTGGTCTCTCGATTCAAGTTCGCGAATGGTATGACGGTAAAGACGGCAAGCAATACATCTCCATGTCCCTCCTCTATGGAGTGGCAGTTGGTAACGCAAATTGCTTGACCCGCATCATTGCAACATAATTGAACCAATAAGGAAAGAAATTGACCCACAGAAATGTGGGTCTTTTTTTTGCTTAATAGTGAACGGGTTGACACCCTTCAAAGTTCGATTTAACTTACAATGGCTAATCCCAAATACTCTATCCTTCTTAAAGTTGCTATCGCCGATGGTGCGATAACAGTCGATGATTACACATCTAAAGTATCCGCAGAAGCGGATTACGTTACTGCCGTTAACAGCGGAGACTACGACTACGTAGCGTTGTTACTTGAGCAACTTCCTTCAAAAGACTACAAACTCCCAACTAATAACTAAGGGAGTCGAAGGTATCCCTCGCAGGGGGTACTGGCGTACTGGAGTAATTTAAAGTCAAAATGCTATTGACAGCCCCAGAAATGGGGCTATCTTTTTTTATACATATATGTCTAAGTTCACATTCGTAATCGAAATCAAAAATGGCAAACCGCTTGGTACTGCCTTCACAAAAGAAGACGCAGCAGTTGCTCGTGCAATGTTTGACGACTTGCGCGAAAAGGGCAAAGAGGCTTACTTCTTCCAACACCCACAGCCAGACAAACGCTGCAAGTCTACAGAGCAAATGGCTGCATCTCGTGGAACTGAATCAACTGGCGAAGTTGCCCCAGCAGAAACCGCTAAACCGCTTAATGAGTCGGTTGACCAAGATATGGAAGTTATCAAGAACAGTAAGTACAAAAAGAATTCAATTGGCGGACTTTCGTAATCCGTTGACATAACTTAAATGGGGAGCGAAGGCTCCCCCTTTTTGTTTATGAATGTCTGGCAAGAGATGGAATCAGATGCCCCCGAAATCTTAAAGGAACTCGGAAGGGTGGTCATATACAGAAAGAATCAAGTCCTCGCAATGGTAGACCCAAATCCGATAGATTCGATAATGACTCAAGGTGGATTTGACAACGATACATCATTTAGAGTTAAGTTCTTTGCAAAGTCTAACTCTGAACTAATTAGAAACCCTCCATCGCACGGGGAGCAAGTTACCGTATATGGTTCACAGTACACGATAGTTTCTATTACTTACAGACCGCCATCTCCTTGGATTGAAACAGTTGTTCAACCAACAGACGGGAACACCCTTTAATATGGCTGCGAGTTCCAGTGCGTTCACCTTAAATGGTGCTAACAACCCGTCATCAACACCCCAACTTAGCATTGATGAGAAACAGTTATTCAACACGGTCAAGAAGGTAAACATCAAATTAGATATGCTCAGTAAGGAAGTTAAGTTAAACATGTTTGCAATCATGAGAACTGAGTGGGGGAATCTTGCTGGAGACTTGGTTGCAATAACCCCTCCGTTTGACAAGGGCGGGAGTCTTGGAAAGGGAAGACAGGCGGCAAAAGAAACAATTAAAGCGGCTTTCGTTCCATTAAGCAGCATACCAATTGGTGCATTGATAAGAGCAAAGAACTGGCGCGCGGTTGATGCTTATGGCTGGAAGCCCAAAAGTTCAAAGGTTCAGAAACTCTTAGATAAGAGAAACTGGAATGCTTTGGATAACCTCAAGTTTGGAATAACAAAACCGAATCCAGCGGCTGCTGGTGCCGAACCAATTTCAAAAATTACAAACGCCCATCACAGGACAGTAAGAGACCCACGTACAGGGAAGTGGAATGGAACCAGATACTATGTTGCTGGAGCCAATGCTCAAGCAAAGATAAACAAGTTTGCAGCAGAAGTATCCCAAAATGTTGGCTTTATGTTAAGCGGATGGGTCTACTGTCACAACGCACTAAAGGGTAACAGAAAGGTTCCATCTGTAAAAAACTATGGGACTGGCAAGGTTGTTGTAAAACCATTCAAAGGAGGCGGAAGCGCCTCCGTAACAATTATAAACTCAAAGGGTAACTTTAACGGCTGGCTTGGAAACAAGAAGGGTGCTGAATATCAAGCCCTCATATCCAAGGCACAAAAAAGAATTCAAGAAGAGTTTGACAAAGCAGCCATCGGTATGGTTAATGAACTCGACTTTAAATCATGAGCATCCGAAGAGCAGTAGAACTTAATTTTCAAACACGACTTGATAGAGCCTTTAAGGGTTCTAGATACAAGGTAGTGGGGGGTACTTCTGCGGATGACCGCCCAAGCCCATGCATTATCGTAGTGGCGGGGGAGGCTGACTCGGCACTCCCAGAAATGAGCGACTCTCTCGACAACTACATCTGTGACCTCAGTGTTGTCATACTATCTGGCGTGGACGAGGATGGCTTCAACCAGCACAATGACGCAAACGGTATTGTTTCTTCGGTGTTTTCCAACAGGGAAACGAGGAAGGAATCAATGGTTGAGAAACTTTACATCTACGACGTGGTTAAACTTGGTGTCTCAGAAGACAACATCCCAGACCAAAGAAAATTTGGTACGGCTTACAACTTCAAGGTTGTCTTTAACTATTCTGGTTAAGGAATCCCAAGGGGATTCCCTGCGAACTGTACGCTAATGTCTAGGAACTGTTTCCAAGTCTCAAGGGAAACTCCTGCAACTGTTGGTTAATGTCTAGGAGTGCATCCACTCTTTAATCATCTACCAAGACTGACAAGGCACATGCAAGGATTACGATTAGAATTAGAGTGCTCATTTTTTCATCTTTTTACAATAGTAAAGAACGCCCTCCGTGCCATCCAAGGCAGACCTGTATTTTGAGGTTTTCTCTACGGACATCTTCCCGTGCAAAGGATTCCAGACTACTTCGCCAATTTTAACATAATACTGTATTAGTTTGTCGCTGTTCAGTATTTTGAATACATAGCGGCAGTAGTTGTTGTTGCCTGTATCGACATAGTAGTCCCCTCCACTAGTCACAGCGATGAACTTAGATAGACCCTTGGCAGCCTCTGGGATGCCCTGTGAGGGGGTATGGTCGCTCGGGATGGCTATCTTCCTCAGTGAGCCAATGAACTTCATCTGGGACCGATTTAGAGACACCTCTGGGCATTCAGCCCAAGAGGTTGGACACTTGGTACACGAGTTATAAAGGTCGTATATCAACTCGCTCCTCTTAGCGTCCGCCAGAGTTTTAGTTTTGTTTCTTTTTAAATGCATCGTTAATTGATTTTAGTGCGTATTCGGTGATTACATCTCTTAGTTCAGACTCGTTAGATTTAGATTTAACAAGAGCCTTTGACAGTGCTTCGCAAGCACGAATCAAGTTTTTGTTTTGTTTAACCAAGACCCCAATGCGTGATTCGTCACTCACGGCTGCTTGGGTATCCAAAGTTATCAGACTTTGGTTTTAAATTTGTATCTGGAGCCTTGGGCGGCAACACCCATCCCATCTCAATAGAGACAAGTCTCATATTCAAGCGCTCGACTATTGAGTAGAGTATTTCAACGCGTTGCTCAAGCAACGCTATCTTATGCTCGTTCGGGTCAGTCATTTTCAACGACCTCTTTTCTGTTGCCAAAAAATACTTGAACTTTGTGGTTAAACTCTCTGTCGAACAGTCCCAAGAAGAAGCAGAACCAAACAAAAACAACTGCGACCACAAGCGGAATGAGCAAACCTGTTTTTCTTAAAAACCAAATAACTCCCTTTGACCAAAAAGAAAGGAGTGCAAATGCTATTAAGATTAAACCAGCGTCTGTCCAAACGCTTGGACTTTGTTTCTGTGTAGAAAACATTCCGTCCTCAGTTCGTTGTTCATCATCGTCGTTGTTATTGTATGCCATAGAACGCCCATTAAATAAGGGTTTGGGCTATTGTCAAGCGATTAAGTGTGCATCAGTTGACACCGACACTTTGTTCCATGTTCATTCAGAAGTTTTTACTAAAGGTATCGGTCTTAATCCATAAACTATCAAAGCATCTCCCATCAAGGGTTAAAAAGCACCTCTCTAACATTTCATTTAAAATAGCATTTTTTGCAGTAAGTCGTTCTGTTCACAAGAGTTGTGCTTGTTCCAGCAAGCGGTTGACAGGTTGCAAATAACGTAGAATAACATGGCAAATCCTCCAACACCAACCACATTCACCCCGTCACCAGTGACGGTTGGCACAATTTTGCACTACGGTCTTGAAGACCTTACAATTACTGGTCTGTTAGTTGATTCGTATAAGCGCTCTGCAAAGTACGCCAAAGTTGAGGAAATCGAAGGTCAAACTGGTATTGTTGAAGGTATTCGTATGTCCGACTATCGAGCAGATGTGTCCGTATCTGGAAGAGTCTTAACCGCTACTGCTCCAAACGCTAAGGTCGGAGACATTCTTGCTATCAACGGAGACAACATTTTAATCATGTCAATTGACCTGTCTGCAAGTTCTTCTGGATTTGCAACAATTGATATGTCTGGAACGTCTTACGAAGGTGTTACTGGCTTAGACCCAGCATAATCTGATTGACTCGGACTTCTGGGCAAACACGTTAATTGAGTGAACAAGGATTTCTTATCCTCTGCTATTCTTCCAGAGAGTTGGGATATCTACGGATGGGAACTTAAACCGTTTTCACTTAGAATCCATTTACATTTAACCGCGCTAGAGAACCCTTACGTAGTCGGTCAGCCACCAACAGCACTTGATACATTTGAGTTTCTAAAGGTATGCTCGAATAAGAGTGATGATATTTTTAAAATAAAGAACCCATCCATACTACAAAGGCTTTTCTATAAAAGGATGATTTACGATGAAAAGTTTCACGCAAAAATCTACTTAAGAATTGTAAGGTACTTAAAGGAAAACACAGTAAACCCAAACACTACAATAAAAAGTCAGTTCAAGGAACTTGACGAATATAAGGAAGAAGTTGTAAAGCCCCAAAACACACTGCCCGAGCAGTTACTGATTGTAGCAATCTTTGCCAACAAACTCCACATTCATCCCAAAGAAACATGGAACATGCCAATCTCAATGGTTGGTTGGTACTCTAACGCAATAGCATGTATTGAAGGCGCAGATGTTACAGTAAACAGTACCTCTGAGGCAGACATACAATCTGATTTAGATGTTTTAAGAAGAGCAGAGCAGGATGCTGCTGAGAGATTGAAACTGGCAATGGTTAACGGCAAAATCAAAAGGCAGAAAATAAAACTGTCCACTGAACAATGAGTACTGTTGCAAATATCACAGTCAAAGCAAACGACCAAGCGTCGAGCGTCATTGACAGAGTTAGAGCAAAAATGAACGGCATGCTGGGAGGCGTTGGCTCACAGAGCGCAGCCATGACATCAAAGATGTCTGGAGGTGCTATTACCGCAGGTTTAAATGTTATGGGATTGGCATTGGGCTTTAAAGAAGTTTACGGAAAGATAATGGAAGCCTCTTACGAGGCTAAGAAGTTTGTGGTAACGGGAAAGAGACTTGGTATGCCAGCAGTTGAGATTGCAAAACTATCTAGATATGCAGAACAGGCTGGTATGAATGTTGGCACAATGGGTCGAGCAGTCCTCCTTCTTCAGAAAAACGCAAACAGCGGCATGAAGGACACTAACGAATCCACTGGCATTCTTGTTCAAAAACTCGGTATGTCGGAGGCTGCACTTGCTGAAGTAAGAAAAGGTGGTGTTAATGCGTTCGCCAAGGTTAGAGAGGCTATGGGTGACACAATGGATGAAGGTGAACAAATGGCTGTTTGGCAGCAACTTATTGGTCAAAGAGCATTTGAAATGGCAGAGTATCTAAAGAAGTCCCCAGAGGAAATGAGAGAGGCAACGGAAAACTCTATCTCAATGAGCGAGCGCGTGATTCAGTCGCTTGCTTCTGGACAAAAGGCTTATGCAAACTTCCAAGCAGAAATATCTAAACTCTTTGGGGAACTTGCTGACAACTGGGGTTGGTTGTTCGGGGCAGTTGGTTGGGTTTTAACTGCTTTAATGTCTGGAATAAGAATGCTTAGAATCGTTGGTGTACTTATAGAAACAATAGCAGCGGGGCTTTGGTCAATAGTTACAATGAACTTTAGTCACATTGAAAAAGCAATGGGAAAACTTAGTAATACATTTGGTGAAGTTACTGAAGATTTGAAACGAGATTCTGATGTACTATTCGGAGGGGGAGCAGCGGAGACGAAAGGCGGAGGCTCAAAGGGTACAAGTGCCAAAACGCTAAGAACGATGGAAGAGATTGTTGCTTATAACAAGGCGCTAAAAACTTACCTTGAGAAACAGTATTCAATCGGAAAGTCTCTCACGGATAACGATGACGTAAAACTTTACTTGTTAACAGAGCAATCGAATCAACTTCAACATCAAATAAATCTGTTAATGATTAAACACAAACTAGAGGGTACGCAGACAGCAGAATATCTACAATTCCAAGAAGACAAGTTAAAGACGGATTTAGAAATTGAAAGGGTGCGGAAGGCTGGTTATCAAACCAGAAGAGACCAAGCAGCAGAAGAAGAGACCCTGTTGCGCGAGCACGCGGTTGCTATGAATGACCTTTCCACCAACCCAAATAGATTTTATTCCGAAGGAATAAACAGTACTATTGCGGCAAGACGAAAGGCTGAAAAGGCTAGCGCAGATTACGAAGCAACAATGAACGACCAGAGCGCAACCCCAGAACAAGTTAATAAATCTAAACTAGCATATCTTGGTGCAAGAAATGGATACGAACAGGCGATTGCAGCAGCACAGCAACAACAAAAACCAAACGCCTTAGTAGACAGCATGCAAGCGGTTGGTGGTGGCGGAAGAATTGGTCTAAACACTAGCGGTATTTCAGCGGCACAGTTAACAGAACTGAAAGCACACTCTGCGCTATTATCAAGCATTGATGCCAAGATGGGTGCACTTGCTGGACACAGAGTCAATGTTCAATCATCGTTTACCAATTCGCAAATTTCGAATGCTCAAGTTAATAGACCGCCTCCTTCTCCTCCAAGCACTGATGAACTGGCGATGAGAGCACGTATGTCTGGCAAGCCAAACCCAGCAGTGACTAAGCAGATTGAGGATGATAGTAACAACTTGAGCAGAGGGGACTTCAGAAAGAAGTATCCTCAACTAATGGGCGAACACGACGCTCAAGCAGCAAAGAAAGACAAGATGAAGTCTGATGCAAGAAGGCAGGTTGAAAAACGTGGACCCGTCTTAAACCCCAACTACAAATTAGATGGTAATCATAATATATAAAATTTAAACACAACTCAACAATGCCACCAATCATACCCAAACCCTCAAGCGGTATAAAAAAGCGCGGAAGCATAACAAGCGGAACGCCTCAATGCACTTGGACTATTTCCAATGACGGGAAGGGCTTGCTCAATGGAACACTTAAGACATTTTTAAACTCTGAAAGCGGCAAGCCAACAGACTCACAACTAGCAGTTCCCAAGAGAGGCGATAGACATCCATTTAGCGAACTGCTGTATTGTGTAGACTCAAGTACTAATTTTTCAAGCGGAGACATTGCTTATAATGATGCCAACTACGTTGGCTTAGAGTCTGACCCTTGCCACATTCAGTGGACTCTAAATTGCCCAACAGAAGAAACCGACATTCAGTTTCACCCAAAGTTTGCAGTAAAAGGAGAGAAGGGGTTTGATATCATTGAGACAGACGCAACAGAAGACATTCCAACTGTTTTCAAACAAAAAGAAGTAATCATTGACCCCAAGACTGGAGCGTTTGAAAGTTTTGCTTTTTCTAAATTAAACGGTCCAACGGGAACAAAGAAGTTATATGGTGTTAAGTCATTCAAGGACCCACGGATAACATTTAACATATCTTACAAAACTCAAAAGGTAGAATACTGGACTTGGGCTATTAAGTTTATAAAATGCAGCATAGACGCTGTTCCCCTTGGTCCGAGTTGGACAAGGATTTCTGGTAAAGACGATAAGAGAACTTGGCTTCTTGTAGACACAAATGTAACAGAAGAAACTGGAATATATAACGTATCACTACAATTTGCTTTATCTGGAGACAACGGATGGAACCAGTTAATGTATGAAAAGTTCAACGCAACAGTCAGCGCCCCAGCAGCAGGTGGCGCACAAGGAGGCTCATAAGTGTCAAACAACGTAAACGGTCAAGGACCAAACTTTGGTCCATCTTACGAGAAGGCTTATGCTGGACAAGCGATAAGCATAGACCACGTAAACAAAGCATCACAGGCTGGAAGAAAGAACGCCATCACAACCATTGTTGGTGATGGTCAAATTGCAAGAGGTCCAAGCGGAACGTCTCTTATTCTTCCAAAGCCAAGAAGGGTAAATGACTCTTGGCTTGTTAACCGCGTTGGTAAACAAATAAGGGTACTACTTGGTAACATCTACAATGGTCAGAGTAAGAAGCACGCAGAGAAGGACTTGGCTAGAATAACTAACAAGGTCTCTAATAATCAAGTATACTTTCAATATACAACGTGTAGTGTTGCTGGTGCAGCATACGACAATTATAACCAAGTTTGGACATTCCCCAAAACGGATGTAACCACGGATATGATAATTTGGTTAGACCTTACGTTAAGCGAAAGCGGAGAGGCCGAGTTGAAGTACACTAACGACACGGATTATGCGGCTGCTGCCCTGCTCAAGCAGACAGTAGTCATAGCAACTTTGATTGGTAATGAAACGGTTCTTCAAGCCACTTACGGAGATGTGTGGATTGCTCCGCCAGCAACCCAAAAATACCACCCGTTTGAAGTTGTAAGAATTACCAACAGTGCTGGGTTGACCGAAACGTTTATATACCGAGGTTCGGTGTTTTCTTATCCAAGTGGTGATGACGGTTTTATTGATACCGTCGGCAACGCCCCACAATGGAGAACTGGTGGATACATGCAACATGGATTAACTAAAATCACTGCACCATCAAGTAGTTTTCAAGTGTTTTTAGAGTTCAAGAGAGAGGTTGATTTAAAAAACCCAGTAGACCCAGAAGACTCGAATGAGTACACTGACTGGGCGTATGCAAGGCAGCCGCCAGACCTTCCAGAACCAAATTCACCAGAAGTATCGTCTAGATGGATATGCAGACTCTGTCTTGGAGATATTGGCTCGAACCTTCTATACGGCAATTACAACATTAACTTAACCGCCCCGCCAGACCCCTCTGATTATAAAGAGATTAAAAGCGAAGATATTGATGTTAACGGAACGCTTAGTAGCATGTTTGGAGATATTCCAGTTAGACTTTCTCAAAAGAAGAAAACTTATGGAATAAAGTTCTTTAGTTATGGCGCTCAATATTACCTTATAGCAAGCATCCAAACTGGTGCTACATGGACAATAGTTCAAAACTTAGCATCGGACTTCTTCTTCTATCCTCCTCTTGATAACAGACACGTATTCTGGGATAGCCAAGTAAATGCTGTCAGCAGTGATACTGGCTTGCCACCCAACCCATCCCCTCCAGAAGAGTAATTATGGTAAATGCAGTAATGTTCACATGCTCAAGGCATGAAAAGGCTGCGCTGATTGCTGCCGAAGCAGCATCAGCATATTACAATGTCATACTAGCGTTTGATAAAGATGATGTTGCGTTTAAAAGCCCGTACAGGTCGGTATCAACAGGATTCAGTAGAAACGGTAATCTTAATGGTTTCGAGGCCGCCAGAGGCATCGCAGACACCTTACTGGCGAACATGGATGGAGACTATGTCCTCAAGTTTGACTCTGATACCGTAATAAGGGATAATTCGTTCTTTTACGGGTATGACGCTGCTGGGTTTGCGCACCCATTTGTGCCAACGGCAATGCTTGGTTGTTGCTACCATTTATCAAGGCGAGCGCTTGAGTTCTCTATTGAGAGCCTCAAGAAACTTGAATACATGGGAATCAGAGTACAGGGAGAAGATGTACTCATAACATCATACGCATCTTCGATGCGTGCAGAAGGCTTTAAACTCAACCTCTTGTCTAACAAGCATATTGGTGTGTGGCATCCAACACTATCCCCAATTCTAACCTGTAAGATTGGCAACTTTGGCAATTACAGAATTGATGCAAACTGGCATCACGAGTCGGCATTATTGGCTATGAAGCAATACGCAGACAGCACTATTGACACACGTCAAGTTGTGTCCTCATAACTCTAAAGTATAAATAAATGGCAAATCCGTATCTAATTCTTTGGTGTGACGCTACCAACAATAGACTCTATTCTGGTTGGCAGATATCGACTGAGGCGACGACTCCAATTCTGAAACAAGGAGACAACATTGGTGTTGAGATTCATAGAGTTTACAGGGCGCAGTTTGGTGCGCCAATGGATGAAATACCATTCCCGCCATCCTCCACTGTGAGGCTTGCTGTTGGAAACATAGACAGCGCTCCAGTAGACGGAACTTTTAAATTAACTTATGGCACTAGCACAACTAGTGATTTATCCTTTGATACAACAGCGGCAGAGTTGGACACGGCTCTTAACTTACTCGCTGACATAATCGCAGACGGAGGAGTTTCGGTAACAAAAACTGGCAATAACTTTAGAATAGTATGGGACGTAAGGGCATTGTTCACGGACACGTTCTCTGCCGAAATTGATGCTCTTTCTCCGACATCAGAGGCATCATTTATTGACGTTAACGTTGGCTCCGCAACTGCAAATAGAATAGTCTTATTCAAACTAAGACAGTCCGCCATTGCTGCACAGGTATCTTTCACTGCAACACCACCGCCAGCAATAACAATTACGGCATCGGACTTAGCCAATACTTACAGATTAGATATTTCTCCAGCAGCGAAAACTGGCGTATTTACCATAACTATGACTGGCGGAATCATTCCCCCAGCAATCGTTCCGTTTGATGTAACAAGTGCGCCAATTAGCGTCTTTGATACACCGATTACCATACAAAACACTCTTGGCTCGCTTGGTGTTGGAACGTTCTCGGTATCCCAAGTTTCTACTTACTCTTGGGAAATAACAACACCCTCTGTTGTTGATACATTTACGGCAACAAGCGGTCTAGTTGGTTTCTCATCTGTATACGGCATTCTTAACATGAACACCGCAGAGGTAGAAGAATTTCTATCTGGCGTTGAAGAAGGAACGGCAACACTTGAGGTGGAGGTTGATATTGATGGGGAGATACAAACAATCATTCAAACCCCCGTAAGAATCATAAATGACCTTATTCAAACATCGTCATTTACTCTTGTGGATATGGGCGAGGTTATGCCAGTGGACTCTGTTGTTCGTTATGACACGGCACAGGCTCTTACAGCCCCAGAGCAAGAGCAAGCACGACTAAACATTGATTCTGTTAGTTTGGCTGAAGTTACAGCAAGTTTATCCTTGGGGAATCTGCCAACAAATAACGAAAAGGGTGCAATGCAGTATTCCATACTGCCATCGACATCAAATCCGTTTGTGACGATGTCGGAACGCAATTCCTTTGACCAAGACCTTAACACGACAGACGATGTGCAGTTTAACACAGTAACCGTTGGAACGGCATCTGTTGTGATTGACGGAACTAGTGTGTCAATATCAGATGCAACTGACACGCTGCTTCTTGAGCCAGCAGGAATTACGTTTGAAGACGGTACGGTTCAGACGACTGCATATGATGTGTCTACGCAGTTTATCATTGCTGGCTCCAATCCAGCAGGTGCAAAATACATAAATCTAGATATAGACGGCGGTGTCGGAGAGGGTGGAGACCCGTTTATTACAATACAAAAAAGCGGAGAAGCCAGCGTAATGACAATGACTGGTGTTGGTCTTACATTCCCCGATGGCACTGCGCAAACAACCGCTGCTGTTGCAGACGGTGCTTTATATTTAACGAAGGCTGGAAACTTCACTGGTCTCGTAAGTGTATCAACTGCTAGAACAAATCTTGGTCTTGGTACGATGGCGGTTGAGACTGCGAGCAATTACTTGTCAAAGGCTGGCAATCTATCTGGTTTAGCAAGCACGTCTACGGCTAGAACGAACCTCGGTCTTGGCACAATGGCTGTTGCGACTGCAAGTGATTATCTAGCCAAAGCAGGAAACCTTGCTGGTCTAGCAAGCACAAGTACGTCTAGAACTAATCTTGGACTCGGCACCGCTGATACCGTTACATTCAATCAAGTTATTCTTGGAACTTCAAT